AAGCTACAACTTCACCTGTAAGAGGCTCTGTAGCACCATCGCCATTGAACATAGAAAGTCCAAACATATCTTTTAATGATTTCTCTGCGTTACGCATTTTGGATTTTAGTAACGATAATACTTGTGAATCACCTGAGTTTTTCAATTCATCTTCGCCTGAGATAGAAATAGTAGCATAAGCTAATCTCCAATCCCATTCTGCAGAAGTAATTGGGTCACTTGGTGTTGTATCAAGTACATCGTAACCTGAGTAATAACCCTGAGCTGTATTTAATCCATATTCTAGTGGAGTAATAATTTTCTTACCACCATCTAATTTCTCAGCATTTTTTAACAATTTAAATGCTAATACGTTAGAGTTGAAAATGTTATCAACTAAAACAGGAATAAACTTGTCTCTAGTTAAAGAACTCAAAGCATTATAATTTAAAGACATTATAATTTCTCCTTATTTACGTGTTGAAGTAACGAGAAACCTCAGGATTTTCTATTGATATTTCATTGTAGTTTTTAGGAGTATCGCCTGAACGAACCTCTCTAGCTCCTATCTCTGAATTACCTATAGTGCTTCCCTCGTTTCTCATTTTATTTTGATACAACTGCTCTCTTCGGTTTTCCTCAGTCATTACCTTGTCGTAACTCCATAATTTAAAAGACGCTTCCATGTCGATGTCACCACCTCCATATACACCTTTCTCATAACAGTAGTTAAGAAAATCCATATTATCTTCTTCAGATTTAAAAAAGTTAGGGTTCTCTTCACGAATAGAATCATACCTATCGCCAATTGACCTTTCTAACTTTTCGCCTTCTAAAGCATTAATACGGTCTACCAAGCCATCGTACTGAGGGTCTTGCTCACCAAAATCTTCAACTTCTTCAGTAGTTTCAGGTTCTTCCTTAGCATCAAAATCGATACCAAATTCAGAATCTAATCCATACTTATTTATATCTCTTTCTGACCCATCAAAATATTCTTTAATGTAGTCTTTAAAAGAGTCATCGTTGTCAATTAGGTTTAGCAATTTACCTCCACGAGCAATTGCTTGTGCTTTTTGAGTGTTAGATTTATTCCACTCAGACTTATTGTCTGCGTCTTTCTTCCACTCAATTACACTATCTAATCCAAATGTCTCATCTCCAATTTGAAACTCGTACTGTTCTTCTGAGTTTTCATTGTGAGAATCTTCATTTAGATTCGATTTTTCCCCAAATCCTTCATTTACTCCATAGTCTTCCCAATTATCGTTTAGGGTAGACTCTGAAGGTTCGGAATTAGAGTCAGACGAAGTTGAAACAGGTTTATCCTCGACCTGTGACAAACTACTTGTCTCATCTTCAGTCAACGTTATATTGCTATAATCGTCCGGCATTAGACATCCTCCTTGATTGGTCTATTAAAAAAATCTTACGGTTTTTGCTGTTGCTTCTGCTGTTGGTTTTGCTGTTGTTGTTTTTGCTCAGCACTACCATCTTTAACAGGAGCTTTACCTTTCCCTTTGAGTTGGTTTATAACATTCATAGAACCTCCTGTAGGGTATATCATATTTTTATATACAAATCTATCATCTTTATTTTGTATCGCTTGTTGCAAAGCATTCATAAACCCTTTTTCGTCAGTTTTAAAAGCCTGTCTTACATCATCAGGTCTTGCTTCCTTCATTTTATCTTTAGAAGGTTTATCTTTCGCAGGTGGTGATTTAGGAGCTTCTCTTTTTGCTTTAAAAGAACCCTTCCCCTTACTGCTTTTACTGCCTTTAGATACCTTGCTACCCTTGCCCTTTTCCATCTCTTCTTCTTCAAGAGCCTTTTCTTTAATTAAACTTACTGCTTCGTCTTTGGAATATGTTTTATCCATTTTCTTCTCCTATACGTTTTATAATTCCTGTTTTAAGATGTTCTTCAGCCATTTTACGTAGCTTGACATCGTCTTGCTGTGAGGCACTCATCAAACACTCTTTAGTTACACCATTGTAGCCATTCTTTTTACACCAATCATTCATTGTCATTATCTTTCTATTCCGTAGCTTGGACTCTTCTTCTTGGTGCATTTTGCTCTCTCTTAGGTTGTTGCTCTTCTTCTTGAGGTTGTGGGTTTTGACCCATTAACTCTCTCATCATGAGCTGTGCTTGTTGAATTTCTGCAGGGTCTGTTGAAGTATTAAGAACCTCTACTAGTCTCTGCATTTCCTCTTCCTGCTGTTTTTCTTGCTGAAGAATATCATCAAGAATTTCTTTGGACATATCCTTCTGAGTCCACATCCAAAACTGTTTTGCGTCAAGTAAACCTAACTGAACTAGGTCTAACGCTTGGTCAAACCTACTTGCTCTAGATTCAGGCATACTAGAACCCGGTACATATTTAAAGTCCATATCATCATCTATATCAACAGGACTAATCTTGTAAAACTCATATCCTGCACCGGATTGATTAAATTTTCTTACATCTATATCTTCTTCATAATTATTCTTTATCATCATTAAGGTTTGTTTGTAAACCTCTATCATAGTATCGCTTCCGACCTCACGTTCCTTAGTTCTTATTATTTGTTGTGAGGCTTCCTGTAACTGACTAATAGCTCTACCCGATGTTACTCCGGAAGGATTTCTACCTTGTGTAATATCGTGAACACCACTAACAGTATCAGCCATCTGCATTAAAGTTTGAGCCATAGGCATAGTAGATTGGCTAACATTTCCTGCAGGCAACCTTTGTATTGACTGACTAGGATTATCAACGTAAAACACCTGTCCCGGCTTATCTGTGGGTATTTGGTGAGAGTCTTTAACTACACCTTTACTTAAAACCCAAGCAGGGTTACCATGGTATACTAAATTATCTACACCTTGAGATAATAAAACACTAGTACCAACTGCTAAAGGTTCTATGATTTCAGGCTCTCCCTTTCCCCAAAAATGATGCTCATCAGAATAATTCTTAAACATAGCTACAGGTATGAAAGGGTAGGGAGACTCAACTTTTTGCAAAAGAATTTTTCCACACCATGTAGCTAAACATAATTTTTCGCCTTCGTAATACCAAGCCTCTTTAAGTAAAGCCTGACCATCTCCATAATCATTCTCTGCTGATTCTGCTAAAGGAGTTTTTTCTATATAGTCAGTACGCACATCACCTGATGCAACACTACTATGTGTAGCAGTAGTAACCTGTGCAACATCATCATCTTGTGCATTTCTAATAAAAGAACGATACGCATCCATATTGCCTTCCGGCTTTACATACTTACCGTTTGGAAAATCATTTACTATATCTCTTACATAGGTAGGTGTAGCAAATATTAAACACTTAGCATTTTCTATTGATGTAGCTAGTGGGTCAACAAACACTGTGTAAATATCAGGAACGCTGTATGATACCTTACCTTCATTTATAATAGTTTTTATAAAACCATTACCGTATACTAAACCATCTTTCTTCATAGCACGTACTGCACGATTTGCACGACACTTATCCATCTCAATTTCTACTGCCTCCTGAGCAACCATAGCATCTTCTATTTGCTCTTCCCTTTTAGGCATAATATCTACCTTAGGGAATCTATCTGTCATGATTGCGTAAATAGTTTCCACAGTAGAGTGTATGATGTTCGCAACAATCCTAGATTTGTACTTAGGAAGTTTAAAAGGCTTAAAAAAATCACCGTTATATAGTTCTTCATTTCTACGCCATCTTTTTATTTTATGAGCTCTTGCTTTTTCAGAAGCAGAAAACTTCTTGTTAAGAAATTTAATTGTTTTCCTATCTGAGTCTGATGGACTATAGCCTGCTATTTGTGTAACCTCAGCTCCCTGAGGTATTGATGTATCGTATTTATCCATTATGGTTTGTCGTTGCCTAGGTCTCTAGGTCTCTTATTGTTTTTAGCTTGACCTATTCCAAAATCGTGTTTCTTATTTTTCCTTAAAGATACAGTATTACTTTTAGGTTTCACCATTAATTTAATCTTTAAAGGTTTTGCTACTTTTCCCTTAACTTTTTTAAGTGAAACGTCTACATCGTATCCAAATTCGTCATGTAAACTCATTTACTCTCCTCATGTTTATATACAGTTTTCCCTTTGACTTTAGTCGCTACTGTGACTTTTTTTCTATTAGGCTTCCCTGCACTAACATAACTTATATGTATCCATCCGTTAGGAAGAAACTCAGATATACATTGGTCAAAATTTAAATTACTATCTTTTGTAATCCAATTAAAACATTCTTGTAAATCTACTGAATTGCCTAAAAATTTAAAGTCTACTGCACAATCTCCATTCTTCGCCATATGTTGGGACTTAGTTGAACCTCCGATAGCCTCGTTTAGTTTAGGACATCTATAACCTGATGTCACTCTTATTGGTACTCCAAAGTTCTCTCTTATAGGGTCTAGAATGTGTTTGCATAAATCTCTTAATTGTACCTCTTGTGCTTTAGAGGGTTTATTATTAATACCTTGTCTAGTTGCAGTCTCCGACCGTACTAGCTCTTCTAATGTAAAGTATTTAGAAAACTTACCACTTGGCTTTGAGTCTTCTACATATTCATTTATAAGCTTTATAGCTTCTTGTAATTTATTTAATCCCATTTTTTGCAACTCCAATATCTAGGTGTAGTTTTATCTGTAGCTGTATCACAGTTATGTCTAGCTTTGAAAGACTTTTTGTTCTTAGGATTATCTTTCTTAATCTCCATGTTAGGGTCGCCAAACATTACTTTCTTTACTTTCTCTCCTGCCTTAACGAATACCTTAAACTTCTTTCTACCATGACCCGGTTCTCCCGGCTGTATTCTAGAAGGAGAGTTTAGCTTCTTCGCAATTTTTTTTATAGCTTTTGCAACTTTGCTCATTTCTTCTTTTTAATAATGGTTTTAACTTTACCATTTTCAGTTCTAGCAAATATCTTATCTGCTGTCTCTCTTATAAAAGTTCCAAAGTAACGCTGACCTCGCCACATCCAACTTACTTTCCTGCTCATTTTTTACCCTTAATCTTATTTATTATCTTCTTGATAATACCTTTTTTTTTCTTTTTGGGTCTACCTACTTTACTACCGTAAGTTCCTTTACCTTCAGGCATAACTCCTCCTTTAACTCCAATTGTAAGACCAATTACCCGGCTTATCTTTTTCTGCCCAAATCAATTCGTCTTTTTGTTTTTGTAAATATGTACGCTTCTTCTTAGGTCTAGCAGGAGCTGTAATATGGCTTAACATATATCTACACGCATCAACTGCATGGTCTTCTAAGGTCGTATCTAAATCTTCAGGGTTCTTATCATCTCTAATCATATCCGGTATAGTTCGTGTAAGATTAGGACATGTCCCTTTTATAATATAAAATGAAGGTATTGTTCCTTCCGTAAAATGCATTAATTGAGACATATTATTCCATCCGTTAACTCTGCTATTATTTGCCTTCATTAAGCTCGGTAGATAGTCTCCTAGGCAGTCTGCTATAGAGCTATCTGTATACGCACTAGTTTCAGGACTGTTCCATGACATAGGATTTCGTGCCCACATACTTGGGTCTCCAAGTGCTAGTGTAATTCTTCTTTCCATATTCTTCTTCTGTATAAGCTCACCCCACTGTGCAGGATGCTTCTCTGTACCGTATAGCTCATCATCTATAAAAACAGTTTTGTCATCTGTCACCTGACACCATAGTGCACTAAAAGGATTTGCATATCCCCAATCAATACCCATGTAGTGATTATTGTTATACTTTCCGTATCCAAGTATTTTAGCATCCTCTTCTTCTATGACATGTATCTTTGGATTCCACTCTGTAAAGTATTGACCTGTAAAGATATTCCAATCACCTAATAACCAAGCACTTCTTAGTGGCTCAGGCAACCCTTCTAGGTAATGTACATAGTCAGGGTCTTTAGCCATTAGCGTTGGATTGTCATAGATAGTAGCAGGTATATACATTCTATACCTCCTAGTTATGGGGTCTTTATATGGTTTTTTGTGCTCACCTACATCTACAAACCTCTTCTTAACCCATGCATGACCTTTACCACCCGGATTACAGTTGAGCATTACCTTTGGTGTTAAGTCGTCTACAGTTGACCTGCACGATGATATGAGTTTTAGGTATGACTCTTCTGTAGGTATTTGGGTGGCTTCCTCTATTAAAATCTTTTGATATTCATGTCCTTGGTACTTGGTATATGAGTCTTCGCTATTCAAGTGTCCACATCTAATAGTAGCTCCTGATGGAAATCTCACCTCTGCAGGTTTGCCTACTATCTTAGCATATGGATAGAAGTCTCTTGCTCTTGATATCCAATCTGCTAAATCATCTGCATTTCTTCTTATAACCAATCCTCTAAACTTGGGGTTAGATGTATAGTCTAATAACCATGCTAATCCAACCATAGTCTTGCCTCCACCTCTCGACCCACCAAAGCATACTTCATGTAATCCATCTGACTGAAGAGCTAGTGTTTGTGCACCTTCATGAGCTTGGAAGAGGATATTACTCATCTGTCTCCTTGGTAACATCTACCTTTTCAGGAAGGACTACAAAACCTTTATTGACCTCTGCGTCTATAGTCAGCTCCTGAGACTTGAGTGTTGGATAGGCTCTTGCTATCACCTCTTTAGCACATGCTACAGCTTGACTATGTTCCTCTTCTGAACCAAGTGTATTTGCTACCTCTATCATCTTCTCCATGAGACCTTCCACCTTCGGATTCTCTCTGAATTGCTGTGCTATAGAAGAGCTACCCTTCGGTCTACCATTAGGATTACCTGACTTTCCCTTCTTGAACTTACCCTTATCATCTCTTATATCATCACTCACTTGATATTCTCCCGACTATAAGCTCTATTGATTACCTTCTTGACCTTATTAACATAATTCTTTCCTAGCTTCTCTTTAGAAAACTGTAACATCCCTGCTTTATATCCCTCGTCATAAGCTCTACCACATGAGTTATTAATAAAGTTCCTAGCATAGCTATTGCTCTTCAGGAATTTAAGTAATAGTCTGCAGTATAATTCTTTAATTCGGTTCATCTGTATCAGGGTCTATGTATCCAATTATTTGATGTTCACTGTCTTGGTCATTATACTCGTTGGTATAAGGGTAACTATCCCAATCCATGCTAGTCTCATTCAAATCAGTGTCCATCTGAGGGTCATAATCATCGTTTTTAGAAGCTTTTTTATCTTCGGCAGGTTCATGTATAGCAAAATGATTATATGCATCTAGATTTGATTTAATGCCTATCTTAAAAAATATATAAGAGACTGAGCATCCAATGCTAATACCAAGAGAAAATATAAATATTTCTGTCATAATAATAATTTAACTTATAAATCAAGTTAATTTTCATGGAAAAATAATTCTTTTAATGATATTTTGAGTTTAAAATACATAAAATTCCTGTTTTTGAACCTGTTTTTTCAGGTTTTTTAAAAAAAATTTCATGTCGTAAAATGATAATTAATTTAAAATAATTGTAAAAAAAACTAACTACTTATGCAAAAAAATCCTTAAATTATCTATTATAATTTTATTTATTATTTAATTAACGAAAGGAAAACACATGAAAAAATATAATAAAAAATTCACTCCCAAAACTACTAATCAAATTGCTACAGAAGTTACCGAGAAGATTCTTGACTGTCTCAAAGAAGGTACTATCCCATGGAAATCAGGAATTATCGGAGAGGGTGCGTCTATGGTTTCTTATGATGACAAACAGTACCGTGGCGTTAACCAATGGATTCTCCTCGCTACAATGATTAAAAATAAATTCAAATCTAACAAGTGGATTACCTTCAACAGATGTCGTAAGGAAGGTGGTCATGTTCTTAAAGGTCAGAAGAGTACCTCGGTAGTCTATTGGAATTTTACTTACAAAGCAGACCCTGAGTGTACCCAATGCAACAGAAAAACTACTAAACTAAAAGTGTGTGACTGTCAGGTCTGTATTCCCTTCTTGAAAACATTTGCACTGTTCAACATGGAGCAAACTTCTCTGTTCGATGAGTCTCTACACGTACCAAAGCCTCAAGAGGTAGAGGATGTCGATGTCAATGTCGGTATGGCTCATCAGCTTGTGTCAGATTGGGACTCTGTTGTTCCTATCAGGTACGGTTTTGATAACTTTACTTCCCCTTACTATGCTCCTAGTAGTGATTTTATTAATATTCCCTTCGGTGATGGTGTTGCTTGGGTTAACGAGGAAGTGCAACACAAGACTACCTTTCACGAGATGATTCACTCTACAGGTCATAAGTCTCGTCTAGATAGATTTGACGAAGCTGTTATGGACGGTATCGATGCAGGTAAGCTTCATGCAAGAGGTGAGTATTCAGCAGAGGAGCTTGTTGCAGAGATGGGTTCTCAAATGCTTGCAGACCTGTGTAACTTTCAGCAGGAGCACATTGACGATACTTCTGCTTACATTGCTTCATGGATTAGATGTTTAGAGGAGAACCCTAAATGGGTCATATGGGCATCAGGAAGAGCTGTTAAAGCTGTTGATATGATTATTGAAAATACAGAGAAGGGGGTAAAATAAAAGTCCCCCTATGGGGGTCGTATGGCGTTAGTAGCCATGCCTGATGAGATACTCGAAACCCTCTTCAGAATTAACGAAAACATAATAAGGAAAATAACATGAATATCGAAAAGAAAACTCAAATAATCAAAGAAGCTTGTAAAGGTACTATCACTAAAATTGACTTCACTAATCCTGTAGGACTATTGCCTTCAGACATTAGAGGTACTGTAACTTTCTCTCATTCAGGGCAACCTGCTGTTGGTAGGTTTTGTTTTGATAACAAGAAACATGAGACCACTGTAAAGGGTAAAAATTGGGACTTGAGCTCTGAGCACAAAGTTACATCTTACATGCTAGACCACTATACAGGCTTTAAGATGTATCAGTTCGGTGACAAGATGGATAAAATCATTAGAGATTCTATTCTTGAGCCACAGTCACATTGGGGTAATCAAGATAGAAAGTCAGCTCTATGGGCATATAAGTTTGACGGTACTGATGCTAACGGTGATACAAGATACAAGAAAGTTCATTATCACAGTATGGATGATGTTCTGTTAGATTGGGATATCCCGTTGTTAACTGCATCCTTCGAGGAAAAGCAAGAAATCTTAGCAGAGATAATAGAGAGTCACACCAACAGTAGAGATAGCTATCGCATTAAATGCACTCGTAAGCTTGTCGATGATAATTACTCTGCTTTAGTCTCTGATAAGTACGGTACTGCAGTTACAGAGGAACAGCCTCTTACAGTTAACGTAGTGATGCGAAACATAAAAATCTATGATTCTGTTATAGACGATGATGTTGTATGTGCTTTCATAGAACGTAAAGATGTTATCAATGCAATAGAGTCTAAGAAAAACTATTCTTATGATTATTTTAATCTAGCAGAAGACAGACCTCTTGTTAAAAAGCTGTTTATGCAATTCAAGCAGACTTTTCATCAGGAGTGTTGTATCGAGCAGGAAAGACTATTTAAGTTTGCATACGATAGAAGAGCTCAGATTCTTAAGACAGGTGCTATTCAGGAGATAGTATCTTACTTCAACGAGTGCATCCTAGAGCACAGAGGTTTAGGTTTTGATTTGTCTCTTGATAACTCTCTTACTAAAGACAATAAGTTTACCTGTGAGTATACTAAAAAAGCTACTAGTAAGTATGAAGAAGATAAAGACATCTCAATCGTCAGAGAATTAGGTGACAGATTTACAACAGAAAATTGTATCTCTGATTTAAAATTCAGTGAGGGTGCAGGATGTATCACGTCATCTAATGGATACTACTATAATTCCATTCATGATGTGTCTTACGCTGAAGGTTATAATCCTAAGACTATTACTGCTGATGATATTGCTAATGCTTGGGTTAACCAAGAGTCTACTTCAACAAAGTTTAAAGTAGGACTTAGAATACAGACAAATGAGTGTAGAGGTGGCTACTATGACAAGGGTATCCATGTAGAAGTTGGTGCATGCCTTACTCAAAAAGGTTGGAATGACACAGCTACTGATAAAGCTATAAGCAAGAGGGGTTATGGTTTTTTCTACACAGGTTCTAGCACAAAAACTAGCAGAAGTTACGATGAGCAAGGTAGATATGCTTCTAACATCAAGACTGTTAAGAAACATATTAACGAGTCTATAGAGCTAGCTTTTAATAGTTATGATTTTAGTGTCGAGAGAGTTATAGAAAAACTTGACGCTGAACAAGCTAGAATAACTAGAGAAGCTGACATACAGTCTAGACAAAATCAGCAAGGAGCTCATTTACAAAGTCTTCTTGACAAGTCTAACTGTGGTGTTGTTGTAGAGAAAGACGGTGATAACTACGGTTATGGTTCTCATGGTGTGACTCTTTACATTAGCCCTGACTTTGATGGTTTTCAGGAAGCTACAGACTACATAACTGAAGAAGAAGGTTTTTATCAGGTTTATGTTAGTCTTACAGGTAATGAGTCTGATTGGGATGTGACTAATAGGCTAGAGGTTTCTGTGACTGATATGGGTCAGTCTATAGGTAGAATGTCTACTACTGTTATTTGCGATGCTGAGTCTCTTGAGTTTGCAATCAAGAAGTGCATTGAAGCTCGCAACAAAGTAAGAAAAGCATATAAAGCTTTTACAGATGTTGCCGACCAATACTCTGAGCTTAATCCTGTAAAAAAGCCAGTATCTCAAAAGAAAGATATCACTCTTGATGAGCTTGGTGATGCGTGTACAGATGCTCTTGATAAGTTAGCTCAAAAAGATAATGAGGATGATTGTTATGCTTGTGCTACACAAAGACATGGATGTGAGCACGATGATTACAATGAGAAACCTAGTAAATCAGGTGGTATGTCTGACTATGCTTTAGAGCAAGAGCAGGATGTAGATGCTTGTTATGATTGTGGTGGTGATGGGAAGAGTACACAGCCTGAAGGCTATACGCTTCAATGTGGTACGTGTAAGGGCGATGGTTACGCTTGCTAATACTAAACCTTAGGTAAATAAAGAAACCCTCTTAAATTAGCGTTTAAGGGGGTTTTTTTTATCTGTGAGTTAGGTTACCAAGTATGTACTGATATATCCACCAACATCTACCGTTATCTGAGTAATCTAGTGCTACTTGTTTAGCTAGCTTGTAAGGGTCTTTTATATGTCTATACTCTTCTCTTACTCTTGGTAAGTGTTTTACATTTCTATCACTAAACTTTGGTATCTTATAATATTTATATCCCATCTAATCTTTCTAATGCTTTTATTAGTGTGTATTCTTTAAAGTGTTCTTTGCTTAAGTTAATCTTGTATGAGTTAACTATATCCACCACAGGCACAAAAGCTACCTTTAAATATTCAGGCGATACAAATGCATACATGTCGATTTCAGTATCTTTATATTTATGGTCTATACTTTTTTTACTTTTATAGTTCATAGACCTACGCCTTAACTGAAACGTTAAGCTTGGGTTCTTTTTTGATTTATCTTTATACATTGATGTCTTAACCTGAATCTTATATAACTTATTATTATATTCTATAAGTACATCAAACTTTCGTTGTCCACCTATCTTGTACGCATCAAATCCCTGCATCAAACAAACAAAACAAGTAAAGTGCTCACCTGCGTGTCCAATCTTAAGACTGTTTTTTTGCACTTATAACTTTCTTTGCAGTTTCATAACTTACTATAAATTTATCTACAATTAATAATATTTTATTATCATAGTTTAGGTTAGCATGTTGCAGTGCATCAAAATAAGCTCTTATCTCTGCATCCCTGATTGCAGTGTCAATGTTATTTATAAGTCTTATTGGGTCAACGTATTTAGCTTTCATTTGCATCTTCAAGTTCCTTTAGTTTTTTTTTATAAACTTCTATGAGTTCTTCAATCTCATAATCGTAATACTTTCTAGGTCTTTTAAATGTAGAATACAGCTCATCAAAAACTTCCTGACCGTGTTTCTTGATAAACCATTGAGTGTATGGAACAAAGTCATGGGTGTGTTTAAAATTACAGGGATAACATTGTTGGTTGCAATTAAGCTCATCCCAACGTGTAGCGTAGTGTCGTCTAGAGAATAAATGCCCATTGTTCGCTTGGTCAGGCGAACCACATATCACACAATACTTATCTCTAGCTCTTATATATTTAGAAAAAATAGCGTCTAATTTTTTTATAAGAGTTTTTCTAGAAGGCTTTCTAGGCATTCTATCTCCTATTTAAAATGAGAAGGAAGCAAGTCCGACTATACTATCAAAAAACTTACGAGGTTATTTTTTAGTACCTTGCTTCCCTATCTTTCTCATTTCTTCCAATGTATGCTTTGCAATTTTGCATTGTCTCGTATCATTAATTGCTTCCAATCCTTGTTTAGCAATAGCATATTTTTTTTGATACTTATTAAGCTCATATGCTAGCAATACATTTTCTTTATAAAGTACATCTAAAATGGGATGTCCTCACTTGCTGTTTGAGCAGGCTCATAAGCTTCTGATGCAAGCTTCTCAAGCTCCGGTCTAGCTTCTTTTGGTATCCATACGGTATCATAATACTCACCATCTTTTGGATTTTTTTCTTGAGGTGCAGAAACAAACATACCGTTAGCACCATCAACAAGCTTACAACCTTTAATCTCAAAACCCTCAGATGTTACAATTGTAAAGAATGCTCTTATCTTACCCCATTCTCCTGTTCGCATATCTTTTATTTTCATTTAGTCCATACTCCTTTCATTACGATTATAGACATCAGTGCATAAGTAGATATATCTATTAGAGTGTCTTCTATGCTTTCATTATTAGGTTCTTTATTATCTTTAACAAGATTAAGCAACCTCTGTATTTTATCATTCATTCTAATAGACAATGCTAACAAAGCAAAATGTCTGTCTTTTTCATTATCCATATCACCACCTAGTGATATGTTACCACTTCCGTAGTCTTGCTGTTTAGAGCAAAACAACTTGTATTGCATATCTTGAAGCTCTCTTAACATTTGAGATGTTTCAGGATATTTTTGTTCTATAAACTGACTTGCTGTTAATGTTTTATTTGACAACGAATCAGTGCTAGATTTTAAGCTCATACACAACCCCCATCTTTACATAGTTTACCATTTAAATGGTCTATCTCATGTTGAATTATAATAGCAGTAAAACCTGTATATTTTTTTTTAGTACGTCCTGTTTTAGTTAATCTGCTCACTGTAACCCATTCATATCTTTTGGTTTTATATGTCTTTTTACCATCTAAAGATAAGCAACCTTCAGCACATTCTATAATGTTTTTTGAATGCTTCTCTATTATTGGATTTATAAAACCTTTCCATTTTTTATTTATTAAAGCTATAAACACTCTAGAGCTTAATCCTATTTGATTTGATGCTAAACCTACAGGTACTTTACTCTGTATAGTTCCTATCAATACAGCAGTCTTTAGCTGTTGAACAACTAGCTTACCTTCCAAGTAATCTCTTTCTATGCATGTTGTTCTTAAATGCTCTCTATTCTTTTTATATGTTTTTAACATCATAGCTTTGTAAATAATCCTATATCTATAAAATAACATGGCTCTTGGTCTTCATCGTCACGCTGTGTTTTAATTCTACCTGCCCATCTAAGCTCATGCTGTTCTCTATTATCTTTATAATAATAAATTTCTCTGTTAAACTTAACTACTAGGAAAAATGGTAGACCCGTCATATTAGAAACGAATCTACCATGATTAATTTTATGCATGCTTATCATTAGATGTGAGCTTGTAGTAAACTCTTGTCTTCTACATTTAATCTCTACCCATCCATGTATATCTCCATTTTTGCATATAGCATAATCAAGTATATCTTTGTATGGTAGTTTCTCAAGCTTGCATAGCCATTTTTTTTGCAGTATATCTCTTACTGCATATTCTCTTTTAAGATGCTCTTTTGTTTCGTACCTAGGTCTACTCATATGTCTTTAATGTAAATTTCTTATTTAAGTTACTTTTTATTCTAGGTTTTGGGTTATAGTGATAGTATAAGTTAACTGCACTCTCCCATACATCAGGAACTATCTTAAACTCTTTTAGGTTAGCTTTAGCTGTGTGCTCTCTAATCCATCCTTTTTTGCAATGCAACGCACCTATACGTTTTATTGGTGTGTCAGGATGGTAATCATTATAAAGAATAGAGTATGCTGTTAGCTGTAGGTTGACCTGCTCTGATAATTGATTTGAGGTTTTAAAATCTATCAACCATCGTTCCCACTCATTAGTCTTTTCATTTAATATGTCACATACTAAATCAGCAGTTCCACACCACTTTCTTTTTTCATTATAAAGATGCACCTCTGTCTTTACCATTTTTTTAGGCACTCCATCATTCCACCATTCAGCAAAAGATATAAGAGCTTTAATCATACCTCGATTAAGCTTTACCTTCTCACCTCTTATATAATATTCTTTCTCATCAGTAAGGTCAATCTCCTCACCATTCAAAAGTCTTTCTATGATGTCATGAGTTATGTTACCAAGCACTATAGATTTTTTAAGCTCTACATCTGCTTTATAACCGTTTTTAATTTTCCATTCTACTAGGTATGGTTTATTAACGATACCAAGTATAGTGGTAACCGAAGCCACTTGGTGGGTATCTGAAACCTGTACCCACCTACCGTTAGAAGTTTTTAAGTATTCGTACACTATTTAGACCCCTTATTTTTTTTAGCTTGTTCACTTCTATATTCAAACTCTTTTTCAATTAATTTCAACGCTTCTTCGTCTTTAATTAATTTGCTGTTCTTAAACCAATAGATTACATCGTCTCTACTTACATTCTTTATTTTGACATCTAAAGGCGAGAACTTCTTTTCACGCCAAGCAGGTGAGGCTGAAGGGGGTGAATCTTCGGAAACCTCACCGTTAGATTTACTTGGCTTCGAGTGTGTAGGTTCTTCAAAACTCTTATCTACTTGGTTTGAAAAATCATCTTCAGACATGATACCATGTTTAGATGCACCAATTAATCTTAATACCACTCTACCTATTCCACGCTTCTCAGCCATGCATCCGAAATATTTATTACCCCTACAGTTGACCGAGTCTGCTTCTCCTATGGAAGACATTCTTAAGTCTCCCATAGACATAGTAATTAAGAATCTTACAAAGTCTCTTTCTGAGTTTAATATTTGCACTGACTCTAGCAAAATACCTTTTTCATCTGCTATTTTTTCTATGGCTTCTTTTTTTAGAATCCATTTGCCTGATTGCGTATGCTTGTAATAATCGTTTTTAGTTAAGCTAAAGTCTTTAGCTATTTGTTTCATTATGTCTGACATGCTTCCCCCTTCTTTTTATTATTATTTTACCACTTGCTATATCCATCATCATCTGCTGAATATCTTCATATGGTTTTACTATTAGATTTCGTTTATTCTTTTTCATTTATTATTTTCTCCAATTGACCTATTCTACTACATTTTGTTTGCAAATCTTTTTGCAATTCATTTACTTGAAACTTTAAGTCTTCTAAATCTTCAAATAAAAATCTTATATATTTATAAAACTGCTCTTCTTTCGCTACTTTGCAGTACATTGGGTTGTCTTTTAATTCCATGATTTACCTTTTTTTTTGCGTTTAACTTTACCTTACAGCATGGACTATCTTCTCTCAGAGTCCACTGTGTATGAAATGAGCTATCATTACATTTAGAACAATACGCTATATAATGACCTGTTGTACTCATCTTATAATCTTTTAAATCTATCTTTTCTTTCTTAGGTACTTGCTTTACTATCTCATCTTCCCATCTTTTCTGCTTTAGATATGTGCTAGCATGAGGTATGTATTGTTTTTCTCTATCAGCATATGCAGACTTACAATGGTTCATATCTATTTCTTTTATGATAGTATCGTAGTTTTTTAACCAATAAGCAAGAGCAGGTGCTTTTCCTGATTTTCTAGGATAACCTGAATACCAAAAATCAAAATCTTTTTTCTTCTTTGCTATATCTACTATATTATTGGTAGAAGGTTTTTTCACTAGGGTATGGAAACTTTTGTCTATACCCCCCACGTCACTTTGTTCCATACTGTTTTTCATTGCATTTAACATAACGTTGTTTATATAAAGAAATCTGTTTTTAATTTCTTTTGTTTTGTTAACGTAATTATAGCCAACAGTGATATACCCTTTAGATTGCAAGCTTGATACAATACTAGACACTCTCCTAGTGCTAATATTAAACAGCTTAGATATGTGTTTGTTGGAGGCGTAGAAGGTCTTCTCTTGGTTATCATGAAAACCTTCTACATATGAAAAAAGTAATTTTTCCTGCAAGGTTAAATCATTGTTATACATTACATAATCATGAACTACAAAATGCATATTGACATCCCTATAACTTTGTTAGGATTGATTAATAACTCATCTTCATTTTTTTCATTAAAATAAGCTATGACGTTTTCTTTTAATACTTTGCCTGTAAGTATACACTTGTTTTTAGACTCAAATCTTTCAGCAAACCACTCTGCAGTTTTAAATGATTTAGTCCAATGTATACCATGCCCAAACTTGTCAAAGTCTAATTCTTCTTCTGATGCGATACCTCTATATATTTCTATCACATCAGGCAACGCATGAAATTCTTCAAGCTCATCGTCATTCATCATTAAACATGGGTCTCCACTTTTTTCCATCAACAGCATTAGCTTGTCTTGACCTACTGTATCCAATAAACCTTCTTCTGTCTCTGTTAACAAGGTTCTTATAAAATCCCATTTTTCTTTATCGCCTTTAAATTCTATCATCTATTTATCTCCAAACTCTAAACGCACACCACTAGAGTTGTAAATTGATGTTAATGATACGACTGTGCCTTTTTTAATTTTATTAGCATCCAAAAAAGTCTTAGGCAGGGTAATCCTGCCTTTATCATCGACTTTTAATCTAGCTATTCTCAACATAGGTGTCTTCATCTTCTACCACCTTTCTGCATTACTTCTGTATAGTTCTTACAAACATCTGTAACCCATTTCATTTTAAATACACACTTAGTCCCCCAAGGTCTATATAGATGTTGTAGTTTTTTAGATGATGTAACTTTGTAATAAAGAGTAGACTCTAACATCTTAATTCTTCTCTTTAAATAAAACGCATCATGATTAGTAGTTCTTTTTTTGGTTGGTTTTTCTAGGTTAGATTTATCGCTACTGAT